GGCGCCGCCAACGTAACCGACCTGCAAGAAAAGAGCATGGTCAACACCGCTGGCGATGAGTGCTGGCGATGGGACGAGGGCATGATTGGCTTTTTGCTCAAGCGTCACCACGGCAGGTGGAATCGCAAGAACCTGCTCATGTCCCAAGGCGGCACCGAAGGGACCGAGTGGCACAAGCACGCGAAGAACGGCAAGTGGCATGAGCTTCACCACATTTGTCCTAGTTGCTCGACTGGAACTGTTTTCGATTGGGGCAATTTCCAGTATGAGACGATCCGAGACGGCAACGAAGAACTGGACTGGCCGGCAATATTCGCGACCGTCCGCTTGAAATGCCCGCACTGCGGGGAGGAGTTTGAAGACACCGAATACAACCGGCGGCAATGGGCGAAATGCCGGCCAATCTGGGACGAGGGGCGCTACATGCCCGAGCGGATGACGGTGCGGGCAACGTTCATGACCGTCTGGCGCTACCGCTGGTCGGACATCGTCAAAGAGTGGATTGTTGCCAACGAAGAGAAGAAACAAGGGCAGCTTGAGAAGCTGGAGCAGATCATCACGCAGCGATTCGCGGACTTCTGGAAGCCGCCGAGCGATACACCGACGCTGGTTTTGTCGGGCGATCCCTACAGTAAAAAAGAATACCACGACGGCCAAAAGTGGGAGCTTGAGGACTTCCGTTTCATGTCGGTTGACAATCAAAAAGGACACCGATGGGCATCCGTGCGGGCGTGGAAGATCGGCGGGCAATCGAGACTCTTGTGGGAGGGTAGACTTGAGACATGGGACAACGTGCGCTACCTGCAAGAGCGTTTCGGCGTGGAGAACCGGTGCGTGTTCGTGGACTGCGGATACCAGCAGGAAGAGGTGGCCAACGAGGCAATGCGGGCTATCACCTCGACCGACTCGCGGGCGTGGAACTTGACGAAGGGCGCAGACGTTGACGGCTACGTCAAGAAATTTGGGGAGAAGCGTTATCGGCGGATATTCGGGGACTACATCAACTGCGTTTCATCTGCAGGAAAGCCATACGTGATCATCCCGTTTTCCAACCTACTGGCCAAGGACCGGCTCATGGCGCTGATGGGAAGCGGGGACTACGGAGTGCCAACCGATGCGTCGAAAGCCTACCACGCGCAGATGCAGAACGAGCAAAAGCGCGAGGTGAAGCCAGGCTTGTGGCGGTGGGAGCTAACAAAGCAACACGCCCCGAACCACTTGTGGGACTGCGCCGTGATTGACGTTGTCGCAGCGTGCATTTTTAAGGTTCTCATCGCGATGGAGGAGGTGAAATAGCGTCAAACCCGCTTTGACACCGCCCGCTTTTCAATGGCGGCAAATCCATTTCAGGCAGCGCAAGACATCTACGACTACGCTTGTGGCGATCCGAAGCGGGTTGCCGAAGTCAAAGCGGCGTATTCGACTGCCGTTTCGGCGGGTCTTTTGACCAAGGGCGGAACCGACAACGTGACCAGCGCGTCCAAGAACCAGGTCAGCTACCAGAAAACGGTTGGGCTAACCGAGTCCCAGCGAATTTCCGCGATGCAAATCGCAATCAGGGGGCTGGATAACAACACGCGACCCAGCACGCGAACCTACGCCCGCTATTTCTAAGTCATGGCACTCCTCGACCAATTCGGAAGCCCGTTTAGCAACCCATACGGGCAGCATGTAGCGCGTGGGGCATCGCGCTTTAACGGATTGCGCCCATGGGAGCCGGTCAAGCTTGAGGACATCGGAACGCTTGTTCCGCCGACCGACCGGGCAACTCTTGTTTCAGCATCTCGTAGGCTTTACCTAAATCAGCCGATCCTTTCCGGCGCGGTTGAGCAAAAGAGCATGTATGCCATTGGCAAGGCGTGGCTTCCAAAGTTCACCGGCACCGATATTGAGTTTGGCAACGTGGCGAAGGCGTGGCTTGAGGAACTATTCTTCCCGCTTTGCGACGTTCGCGGGCCGGTTTTCGATTTCAAGACGAACCTTTACGTCTGGTCTGATGCAATCGACCGCGACGGAGAGACGTTCATTGCGCTAACCGAAACCAAAGGCGGATTTCCGCAGATTCAAAGCATCCCATGCCATCGAGTTTGCACGCCCAAGGGCATGGAGGAAGGGCCGGTGAAAAGCGGAACCTACCGGAACGCCCGATTGACTGACGGCATCATTTACAACCGGCAAGGGACTCCGATTGCGTTCGCCTACGTGGACGAGTCGATGAACCTTATCGAATACGTATCACTCCGCGACGCAATCCACGTTTACGATCCGTCATGGCAGGAGCAGGGGCGCGGATTACCAGCCTTCACGCCGTCGCTCAACGCATTGCGGGATGCGATGCAATCGCACGACCTCGAAACGATGGCGCAGGCGATGCTTTCTGGCCGCGTATTTATTGAATGGAACGAACGCGGAGGACCAGACACCGGCGACCCGGCATTTGATCTGACCGGCTCGACCGGTGAAACGTGTCCCGGCGTGCAAGTTGAAAACATCAACGGGCCGATGAACACCTACTACCGCGCCAACAGCGGCAGCAAGCTTGAGACTCTCTACAATCCGCGTCCTGGTGAAGCGTGGGAATCGTTCCAAGATCGCATTATCCGAGGCGCTCTAGCGGGCGTGAACTGGCCTTATAGCCTTGTCTGGAAAGCCAGCGGGCAAGGAACCGCGGAACGTCACGAGATCGCCAAGGCGCAACGGGCAATCGAGGACCGGCAGCAACTGCTATTACGTCCTGCAAAGCTCATCGTTTCGTGGGCTGTCGCAAAGGCGCAGAAGGCTGGAATCCTCCCGCAATCACCGGACTGGTATAAATGGGATTTCACGATGCCGCAAAAGCTTACGATTGATGACGGGCGCATCGGCAAGGAACTGATTGAAGGATGGAAAGCCGGGTATCAGAACCATGAGGACATCTTGGGGATGCACGGGAAGTCGCTTGAAGAGCATTACGACCAGCGTGCGCGGGAAATCTACCTGCGGAAGAAAGCCGCGCAGAAATGGAGCATCGAGGACATCGAAATTGAAGACCGCGAGATGGCGATGCTTACGCCTAACGACATGGGCGACCAATCCAATTCAACCAACGAATCCAATGACAATTCTGACAATTGAGAACAAGGCGGGCAAGGTCCGCTTGAACGAGTCGGTCAATCCCGATTCCATGACCCGGCTGATTGACGAGATCGGGCTGGTATTCGGCGCTAAGGCGTTTGCCGATGGCACCGTTACTGGCGAGATCACGAACTGCATCGAGAACGCGGCGGATACGCTCGACCTTGAGATCCACAGCCCAGGCGGGAGTGTGCTGGACGGATACAAGCTGTATCACGCCTTGCTTGAGCTTCGCGGGCGCGGCGTTTACGTCACCGCCACAATCAACAGCCTAGCCGCGTCGATGGCTTCCGTAATCGCGATGGCAGCGGACAAGATCCGCATGGTCAAGGGTGGTCGCATGATGATCCACGAAGCCTCGCAAGTCGTGGCAGGCAACGCCGAAGACCTCGCTCGTGCCTCAAAGCTCCTCGACGAAATCAGTGGCGAGATTGCCGACATCTACGCCGAGCGAACCGGCGGAAAGCGCGAGGAAATGCGCGAACTGATGAAGGATGAGACTTGGATGGGCGCGGAAGAAGCCATGAAGCGCAAGTTCATCGACGAGGTAGTCGGCGGCAAATTTGACACCAAGGAAAAGGGCAAGAGCATGAATATTCTCGACCGTCTCACTTCCCCTGCCAGCGCCGAAGCATTGGCGGAAATCGACAACCTCAAAGCCGAGGTTTCCAACCGCGAAACCGAAGTCGCGGAACTTACCAACAAAGTGAGCGTTGCGGAATCCGCTTTGCAGGAAGCCGCTACCGCTACCGCCGAGCTTCGCAACAACTACGCCACCGCGCAAGCTGAGATCGAAACGCTAAAAGCCGAGGTTGCCAAGATCCCCGGTCTTGAATCCGCCGCTGCCGTTTCCCGCGAGAAGATCGCCAATGAAGCATCCAACCTTGCCGCGTCGATCGGACTGCAAGAGGCGCTTCCCGACAACGGAGTCGGCGAAACCACGAAGACCCCGCACCTCGACATTTTCAACAGCCTCACCGGTCCCGAGAAGTCCGCCTACTACCAGGCGCACGGCAAGGAGATCCGCAAGGAAGCAACCATCTAACAGACTGAATTATGGCTACCATCTCATTCAATGACACCATCTTTGCGCAGGAAGCCCTTAAGGCTTTCACCGCAAAGCTCGCCCCGCTTCGCGCTTTCTCCCGCTCGCTTGACAACGAGGCGCGCCGAAAAGGTGACGCGATTATCGTGCCTTACATCTCCGCGATGACGGCAACCACGTTCAACGCCAGCACTGCCAACTATCAGACCGGCGGCGGCGCGGTGACTCACAACACCGTCAACCTGAACCAGCACAACATCGTCACGTTCGACATCACCGACTTGCAAAACGCCAACTCTTCGGGCGCTCGCTTCGATGAACTGGCCGCGCAGGCCGGTCGTGCATTGGGTCAGAAGGTGCTGGAGAACGTCTGGAAGCTGGTTACCACGACCAACTTCGGAGCCGCCAGCGTCACCACCGCCGAGGCCAACTACGACCTTGGCGAACTGATCGCGCTTCGCGCCGTTCTTGCCGGTCGCAATGTTGACGTTGACCCAGGCGTTTGCTCGTTCATCCACAACACCGTAGTGGGTGCCGCGCTGCTTGGTTCGACCAACGTCCTTCAGGCTTACGCCA